TGCTCCATACAACACCTACAAGCAAGCTCTTGATAGTGTTGCGGATCCTGAAGCAGTAGATATGAACTTGCTCGTTACTCCGGGTCTAACGTTTGATGCACTGACTGCGCATATGGTTAATGTATGTGAAGAGCGTGCAGATTCCTTGGCTCTGATTGATTTGGCAAATGTTTACATCCCATCTTCAGAGGCATATTATTCTGATAAATCATCTAGAATTGGGACAACCCCCACCAATGCATCTACTGCTCTTCGCGACAGGCGTATAGATTCCAGTTACGGCTGTACTTTCTATCCATGGGTACAAACCCGTGATGAAGCTACTGGCCGACTATTGTGGGTTCCGCCCAGTGTCGCTATGATGGGTGTTCTTGCCTCTTCTGAGGCTAAAACCGAAATTTGGTTTGCACCTGCAGGATTTAATCGTGGTGGTTTGAGTGAGGGCGCCGCTGGCATCCCCGTCACCGGTGTGACTGAGAAGCTGACATCTAAACAAAGAGATACGCTTTACGAGTCTAACATCAACCCCATTGCCTCCTTCCCCTCCACAGGAATAGTTGTCTTCGGACAAAAAACACTACAAGAGCGTCAATCTGCTCTTGACAGAATTAATGTAAGACGATTGGTTATCTACTTGAAGAAGCAGATTTCGATTCTGGCAACACAGATTCTGTTTGAACAGAACGTTCAGGCTACGTGGAATCGGTTCAAGTCACTTGTTGAGCCGTTCCTTGCGAATGTTAAAACCCGATTTGGTATAACGGACTATAAGTTGATTCTAGATGAATCTACTACGACTCCCGACTTAATTGATCAAAACATTCTGTACGCCAAAATTATGATTAAACCGGCACGTGCTATCGAATTCATCGCAATTGACTTCGTGGTTATGTCAACCGGCGCATCATTTGAAGATTAAAAAGGATGGGGGATTTTTCCCCCACCACACTAATTAAAAATAGATTATAGGAGTCCCTAAAAAATGGCATTTTGGTCAACCAACTTTGGTGAAGATACAACCCTTAAAGATCCAAAAAGAAAGTTTCGATTTACAGTAGAATTTCAAGGAATTCAGGCAGCACAGGGTGGTGCAATATTATGGTATGCAAAAACTGCAGCCAAGCCTAGTTTCCAGGTGGCAGAGGCAACTCATAAGTTCCTTAACCACACCTTTTATTACCCAGGTTCAGTAACATGGCAAGATATCTCTATAACGCTGGTGGATCCAGTCGATCCAGATATGGCTGCAACTCTTTCTGACATTGTGGTACAATCAGGATATACTCCACCAACGGATGCTAATTCGTTATCTACGATGTCTAAGGCTAAGGCCGCTGGTGCTTTAGGGACAGTTATTATTACTCAAATCGATTCAGATGGAAAGCCGCTTGAAACATGGACTCTTTGGAATTCCTGGATTAAAGAAGTTAAGTATGGCGATCTAGGATATGATACCGATGATCTTACCGAAATGACGGTAGCTCTTAAATATGACTGGGCACGCGTAGAAACAGCTGGTCCCTCCGTCGCAGTTGCTGGCGCTGGTGGAACAGAATTCTTTAACGTTTAAAGATTGATAAAACAAGAGGTGTAAATTGTCAAGAAATAAAGGACGCTCAGGGGGCGCCCAACAACCGGACACAAGTCCACCACCACAAGTACTACAAGGGGAGCCTAGCGGTTTCTCCTTTGTTGTTCCTACAGAATTTGTGGAACTACCTTCAGGGGGTGAGCTATATCCGGAAGGGCATCCGCTCCATGGTGAGAGTACGATTGAGATACGTCAGATGACGGCGAAAGAAGAGGACTTGCTTACGTCCAGAACCCTCCTTAAAAAAGGTGTAGCCCTGGACAGGGTGTTAGCTAATTTGATCGTAGACAAGCGCATTGACGGCGATTCTCTGTTGGTAGGAGATCGCAATGCGATCATCATTGCTATGAGAGTATCGGGATATGGTAATGATTATAATACTAAGGTAACATGTCCAGCCTGTAATGAGACTCAAGAATTTAATTTTGATTTGAATGAGGCTAATATCTACCACGGAGAGACAGAGAAAGAAGGTTGGGACATTACAGATAATGGAAATGGAACATTTGATCTTGTGCTTCCGAAGACACAGGTAACCGTAACCTTTAGGCTCTTAACGGGCAAAGATGAAAAAGCTCTATTCAGTGGAATGGAACAAGATCGTAAGCGCAAGACTTATGAGCAGACTGTGACGCGTCAATTGGTAAATACAGTTGTGGCAGTCAATGGAGACAATTCTCCAGAAGCAATTAATTATTTGATTAATAATATTCCTTCATTAGATTCGAGGCATATTAGGCTTGCTTATCGCTTTGTGGCACCCAATGTTGATTTGACTCAACACTTTGAGTGCGGCGAGTGTGACTATGCGCAAGATATGGAGGTTCCGCTCAGCGCGGACTTTTTTTGGCCTGACCGGTGAGTATATGGAGAGCGTGTATGAACAGTTCTTCTTCATGAAATATTCAGGAGGATGGAGCTTTTCAGAGGCTTATAATTTACCGGTTGGCTTGAGGAAGTGGTTTGTAGAAAGATTGATTAAACAGCTACAAGCAGAGAAAGAGGCAATTGAAAGCGCATCAGGCGGCAGTGCAGGCAGTAAAGCTCAAACATTAACGTCACGTAACCAGCCACAAATGCCCCCACAACTAGCGAATAGAAGGAGACAGGGTTAGACCTGTCTTTTTTTGTAGCAAACTATTTACCTTAGTAACAATATAAGAGGATTTTATTGTGGCTAAAACCCCAAACCAGATACAAGCAGAACTTAATAAGCTTCTGGAAGAACAAAAAAGTATTACAACTGAGATAGCTGCACTTACCGGTGAAGAGCTTAAAGATTTAATTGCAATCCAAGACGAGAGTTCTAAGATACTGTCTCCTCTGCAGCAGCAGTTAGAACTTCGCCAGCAAATCGCTGACAAGTTGAAAGAGGAACTTCAAACCGCCCAGCAACAGGCGACACACGCAGCTGCGCTCTTCAAAGATCAAGAGGAAGCCCATCATGCACGCCTCGCAGCTTTTGCTGCAGAAAGACGACACTTGGAGTCCCTTCACGAGCTTGGCGAATTAGATGCCAAGCAATTACGTGAAGCGTTAGAAAACCTAGATAAGAAAGAGAATAAATTAAAGGAAATTGTAAGCGTTGCCAAAGCGCTGGGTGAAGAGTTGGAAGGCGCCTTTGGTATGGACTATAGTGTTAATTTTGTTGGCACTATGAACAAAATAGGAACAGCCCTAAGCACTACAGAAGGCGCTGCCATGCTCTTCCAAAAAGCAATGGTAGGCATTGCCACCGCTGCTATAAATAATATGGTTGGACTGGTCAAGGCGCTATATGATGCAGAGAATGAGTTTCGAAAAGCAACAGGCGCCTCAGTTGAGTTTGCTAGTAGTCTGCGAGATGTCTATGAAACTACAAGAATAGCCGGCGCAACGATAGAAGACGCTTCAGCCGCAATGACATCGTTGCATGGCACATATACCGATTTCACAATGCAAAGTAAAGCTACACGCGAAGAGCTAGCGGAAACCGCAGTTGTTCTCGGTAGATTGGGCGTCGGACACGAAGAGTTTGCCAAAGGCGTACAGATGTCTACGAAGGCTTTTGGTGTATCTGCAGGAATGGCTGACAATACTATGCGCGAACTGGTGGCGCATGCTAAAGATTTAGGAGTAGCTCCTCAGAGGATGATGCAAGATTTTGCAGGCGCCGGCAACACTCTCGCTAAGTTTGGAGATCAGGGCGTAAAAGCATTTAAAGATATGCAGTACGCCGCAAAGATCACTGGTATGGAAATGGACAAGATCCTAGGCATTGCGAATAAGTTTGACACATTTGAAGATGCAGCAGGCATGGCAGGCAAGCTGAACGCAGCGCTGGGTGGCAACTTTGTTAATGCTATGGACATGATGATGGAAACGGATCCTGCCGAAAGATTCAACATGGTTCGCGACTCTATTCTAGATGCTGGTTTAAGCTTCGATGAGATGAGTTATTACCAGAAACAATTTTATACAGAATCCCTAGGACTTTCTGATGTTGGCGATCTGGCGATGATGCTTTCAGGAAACATGGATGGCTTAACGGGAGCACTTGGAAAGAATAGCGATGCTTTAGTTGCGCAAAAGAAAAACGCTGCAGCCGTTCAAAAGCTTTCAGAACAATGGAATGCTGTCTTAGCGGAATCGGTTGTTATAATAGAGCCTCTTATTGATTTGCTGAGAAGCTTTATAGGGCTTTTGATTGAGTATCCTGAAATAATGAAAGCGGTTGTTGCTGTATCTATCACATATGCAGGCTGGCTGACAGCGATAACACTAAAGTCGAAGGCCGCAGCCATAGCGAAAGGACTTCTTGCAACAAGTGAATGGGCACTAGCTTCCGCCACGCTCGCCAATGTTGGCATCTTTTTAGCTTTTGCCGCTGCAGTGGGTTTGGTTTATTGGGCGCTGTTTTTACGTAAGTCTTCTCCTACATTTTTTATGGGTATTGGTTTACTAGGCACT